AGCGACAGCGCCCTGGCGAGCGCGAGGCCGCCGATGCTGTCGAAGACCGCGGCGATGGGCGGGTAGATGACCGGCGAGCCGCTGAAGAATCCCGGGAAGTCGTACGAGCTGATGGAGACCCCGTGCAGCCAGTGCGCCCATTCAAGGTGGCCCGCACGGATGTACAGCGCCTCGTCGCCGAACGCCGTGTTCGACCAGATCAGCCTTAGTGACAGTGCCGCCTGAACGATCAGGATCAGTCCCAGCGCGACCGCTGACCTGCTGACCCGGTGAATCCCCGTCCGGAACACGCCCCGGTGCTGCAAGAACGGGGACGCCGAGGGCGCGCGGTCAAGCCGCTGCGTCTCACCCAGCGCCTCCAGTACCGCGAGCGAGTCAAGCTGGTCCCCGGTCACCGGTCCCGTGTACGGCACGTCCGGCACCGGCGTCATCCGTCCCCGCCGTACCAGCTCCGCCAGTTCCTCATGCGGGCCGAGGGCGATCTGCTGCCCCGTCGCCGGGAAGTCGTCGTCCCGTGCGGCCCGGAAGCCGTTCGGCAGCGTCGGGGCGCTCACGACGCGGCCCCCTTCCGCATGTAAGCGGTCAGGTAGCAATGGATGCCCCAGTGGCTGACGTGCTGCGGAGCGACGCCGGACTCTTCCCATTCGGCGTCAAGCAGCTTGAAGAACTCGTCATCAGCGGCGCACCCGCCTTCCGGCTCTCCCGCGAAGATCAGCAGGTCACCGTCGTAGCAGGCCAGGGACTGCGCTGCCCCCGTCTCCACGACGCCCTTCCCGCCGAGGATGTCCCGCATCCACGCGATATCCCCTGGCGACGGAATCGACCAGGAGAACGTCCGGCAGAGGGAGAACCGGTCAGCGAAGACGCGGAGATCGTTCCCCGGCGTGCCCGTGAACAGGTGCGTCATAGGCTCGGGCCGCGTTTCCCGCGGGAACGGTATGTCCGACAGCGGGAGCTGGCGGATGATTTCCCAGTACGGGTTCCGGGTCCCGACCGGGACTTCCTGATCCCATTTGCCGCCGGCGATCCTGGCGGGGATGTTGCGCGAGTAGTGGTCCGGTTCCGGATCCTGCCACCACGCGGCGAGTTCCGCTAGCAGGGCATCCGCGTCGACGGGGTCCGCGTTCCATCCGGCCGCGCTCACCGGTCACCGCCCCGCGCCGCGAGGACGATGAGCACGATCACGACGACCCCGGCGGCAGCAGTGAAGAAGATCCGCATCACCGCTCCAGCGCGTCAGCAACCGGGGCGACGACCGCGCTGAACTCGGCGGCCAGCACGCTGACCGCCTCACGGGCCGTCTCCTCGACCTCGCCGGGCCGGCGGTACGCGCCAGGCGCATCCGGGAGCCGCCCCAGCGGCACCGCGAACACCAGGCGCACCGACGAGAGGGCGTAGCAGTTGCCCCGGGTCACCTCGTCAGCCCACGGCTCGCGCGGGCAGTCCTCGTCGCTGGCGAACGAGTGCTCGCGCGGCCACGGGTGCCACGACTCCCCGAGCTGGTAGCGGCGGTCCCGCAGGCCCTGCGGCCACGGGGACGCCAGCTCCACCGCGGCGATGAGCCCGGGGCCGCCGTTATCGTCGAGGCTGAGCCGCACGTCCAGGACCGGCGCGTGCCAGTCCGCGTACGGGGGCGACATCACCGGGCCGGTCGCGCAGGACCAGGCCAGTTTCGCGAACCGCTCCCTCAGCCGGTCCTCGAACGTCCCGTCCCACAGCTCGGCGAAGCCGCCCGGGATCCGGTCGCGGACGTAATGGCCGTACCGCGAGACCCCGTCCGAGGCGGACAGGCGGTCACCTTCGCGGTCGACCGTGAACAAGGCCGTCATGACTGCCTCGCAGCGGCAGTGATGGCCATTGGCCGTGATATTTCCGGCGCTCCCGGCGCAGGGGTATCCATGGACTCGCACCTTTCGGGGGTTGCGGCCGCCCGTCCGGGCGGCGCGGGACAGGGGTTCGGGGGGTTATGCGGCGGAGTGCTTGCGGCCTGCGTCGCCGGATGCTTCGCCGTACTGCTCGGTCTCAAGCTCGCTGACGTACCGCTCGCACTCGGCGAGCGAGATGCGCCGCACCTGCGGGGCCAGCTCGAGCTTGCGGATCTTCCCCTGGCGCATGAGCCGGTAGAGCTGCGAGATGGAAACGCCGATCTTGCGGCGCGCCTCGTCGTAGGTCAGCAGCAGCGACCCGTCCGGGGTGTCACCCGCGTCCGTCATCGGCTTCTCCTGTCGTGATAGCCAGATCGCATCACCTGTGATGCCGGCGTGCGTTCACACGGTACTGCCAACGACAGCCAATAGCAACCTGCGATTGCCAGTGACTCTCAACTGCTATACGGTGACGGCGTGACATCAGGGCGGGAAAGCGGTGACGAGTGGTTCGGCGCGAACCTCCGCGCCGGGAGAGACCGGCTGGGCATCGGCCAGCGCGAGCTGGCACGCCTCATGACCGAGGACGGCCATGCGTGGTTCCAGTCGACCGTCGCCCGCGCCGAGGCCGGCCGCCAGGCGGTGCGCGTCATGGAAGCCGCGTCGCTGGCCCGCATCCTCGCGACCACGGTCGACATGCTGACCAGGCCCCCGCCCGAGACCGCGGCACTCATGATGGCCGACCACGCTCTCGGGCGCCTGCACTCGGGCCGCGCGCAGGTGATCCGGTCGGTCGCGGCATACCTGCGCGCCAGGGACGGCGCCGTACGGGCGGTCAGTGCCGCGCAGGACAGCCCGTACGAGAGCGTCCGCGGCCAGGCCGCCGAGCTGGCCGCCGAGCTCGGCGAGGGCGGCCTCGACGAGGCGGTAGAGGACGGCATCTGGAAGTACGAGCACCCCGAGGGGGCCGAAGACGATGACGGAGACGGGACCGGGACCGAAGCGGACACGGAAAGCGAACCTGGAGTCGTGGGTCAGCCAGGTCCCGAATGACCGCGGCTACTACGAGGCCAAGGTCTGGATGGGGATCAAGCCTGACGGGAAACCGGACCGCCGCCACCTCCAGCGCAAGTCCCTCCCTCAACTCAGGAAGGCGGTCCGCGTACTGGAGAACAGGCGCGACGCAGGCCAGGGCGGGAAACCCGGCAAGCTCCCCACCGTGGAGGAGATGCTCACCCGGCACCTGGCCGTCGTCCTGCCGGCCAAAGGGCGCGCCCCGCGCACGATCTCCGACTACTGGTCGAAGTGCCGCAACGACATCTTCCCCCGGTGGGGCGGCTGCCGCATCGACCGGCTGCTCCCCGAGTGGCTCGAGGACGGCTACGCCGACATGCTCGCCGCAGGCCACGCACCCTCGCACGTCGTCAAGGTCCACGTCATCCTCAGCTCCGCCTATAAGGTCCAGGCTGAGCGCTCCCAGAAGTACGGCCTCGCCGGCGGGACGGTCATCGTGAACCCGTGCGACTATGTCGACCCCCCCGAGCTGTCGGCGACAGAGAAGAAATCACTGACCAAGAGGCAGGCGCGGGCCGTCCTCGCCCAGGCGGAGAAAAGCGGGAACTGGCTCCGGTGGGCCTATGGCATGTCGGTCGGCAACCGGCAGGGCGAGGTACTCGGGCTCCGCTGGGAGTACATGAACATCGACGTTCCCGAGGGAGAGCCCGGCGAGGCGAGGATCTCCTGGCAGCTCCAGCGGCTCACCTGGGAGCACGGCTGCGCTGACGAGACGGAGAAGGCGCTGCGGAAGAAGGGGGCGGCCAAGGCCGAGACCGATAAGGCCGCGGCGAAACGGCGCCACGAGTGCGCGGCAAAGCACTGCAAGAAGAAACCGTGCCCGGCCAGGTGCAAGAAGCACACCAGGGCGTGCCCGTCGCCGTGCCCGGATGACTGCGAAAGCCACGCCCGCGACTGCCCGGACCGCAAGCTCCCGCAGGGCTGCGTCCCGGTGTCCGGTGCCCTCGTGCTGCGCGAGATCAAGGAGAAGCGCCGCGCCAGGGTCAAGACCGTCCCCATCCCCCCCGAGCTGTGCGCGCCGTTCCGTGAGCACCGGGAGAAGCAGTTCGAGGCGAAGATGCTCGCCGGATCCGAGTGGACGGAGCACGACCTCGTCTTCACCCGGTGGAACGGGAGCCCGGTCGACCCGCGGCAGGACTGGGAGGAGTGGAAGCGGCTGCAGGAGGCCTCGGGCGTCGCGCACCGCGGCGTCCACGGCACCCGGCACACCGCCGCGACCCTCGCCGTCGATGAAGGGGTCGCGATCACGGTCGTCAAGGAGATGCTCGGCCACTCCGACATCCGCGTCACGGAGGGTTACATCGAGACTGCGTCGCCTCAGGCGCAGCGGGCGGCGCGGACGATCGGGAAGGCTCTTTTCGGGAGGGACTCGGGGACGTGAAAGCGCTCGCCAAGGACGGCCGGCGCCGGTCGCGTTCGAACGCGTCTAGGAGCTAGATAGCCGGGCCGATTTTCAAAACTGGTCCCAGAACTGGTCCCATCCGCCGATCCGCGAAGATCGCAACATGGGCCTGACCTGTGAGCCGCCTATCGGAATCGAACCGATGACCTACGCATTACGAGTTCGCGGTAACCCGCATTCAGGGGCGTTCAACAGCATCCGGTCACGCCGTTTCACCTGCTCAGATAGCCGTTGCAATTCGCTGGACGCGGTTGCGACTGTCCCCAGAATTGTCCCCACGGCATGCGCGGTCCCGTTCGAACGCCCCGCGCGGCTCCATCGCCCGCTCGAGCGCGGGCGGCGGCACGGGACAGTATTACCCCGCGCGCTGTACGGTCAGCACATGACGACGATCGACCTGCGCACGCTCGGTCTCGTCGCCCGGCTCGCGGACCAGAGCCTCGCGGGGAGCCTGCTCGCGTGGCGGGACAGGATGGTGGCCGCGTTCGGCGTGCCGGAGGGCGCGGTGGCGTTCATCGTCCCGGCCTGGGCGCTGACCGGCGTGACTCATCTCGCCGGGTCCCCGGTAGTTCACAGCGGGGACGTGTCCGTGCCGGTGGTGGCTCTCGCGCCGGACGGGCCGTCCGGTGTCGCGATGATGAGTTAAAGATGTCGCCGAGGGGGAAGCGTCGGAATCCCGGAGGTGCCGGGCGGCACCGCGCCGGGCGGGTAGGCGCTGTCCGGCAGCGGCGGGAGCGGCTCGCCCGGTCGTGCGCTGCGCATCGCGGCTTCCTGTTCTTCGCGCATCCTGCGCAGGCGCGGCGACGGGCCGAGGGTGAGGTAGCCGAAGCCGCGGGTGAGCCAGTGCCACATGACCTAAGCGGACGGGGGCGGGGCGCGGCGTCGGGTGATCAGCCCCCCTGCGTGAAGTTATTGCCGGGCATCCGCCGGTCCCGTCCGGCGGCTGACCTTCCGCCGGGCTGTCCGCGCCATGCCTGGCGCCGGGCGTGCATACGGTCTTGGCGGGCGGGTTTAGCCCGGTGCGCTGTGCTCGGGCTAGCCTCTCCGTCCCGAGGTCCGGTGCTTGCCCTGCGGTTCCCGCGCTGTCCGTAGCCCCTCCCGGTGTCATCCGGTACTCACTGCGGCTTGCGGCTAGGATAGCGCGGTGCCGGGCGTCGCGGCACGCCTGGGTCTAGACGTGGCGGCCGAGATTCACTCCGCGATCTTGACGATCTCGACGGACTCGAACTCGACCAGGAGCAGGTCGTAGAGATCATCGCGCGGTGCGGCCATGCGGAGTCCCTCATCGCGCAGCTGGAGGGCGAGCGCGCCGAGCAGGTTCATCCCCCGGCTGTAGTCCGTCTCGGCTTGTTCCCCGGATCGTTCTTCCTCGTCCTCGTCCTCGTCCTCGTCCTCGTAGGAGCCCAGGTCCTCGGGCTCCAGGTCCAGGAACACTTTGGCGCCTGCTCGCCGGAGGTGGACCACGTCGATTCTCCCGATGGCGTCCCGGGCGTGCGACAGGATGTCGAATGCGCCGAGCGCCTCAAACACAAGGCGGCGTGTCATGCCCGGTTCTGCGGCGTCAGCGATCCGGTTACGCCCTGCCTTCACCCTGTCTGCGGCGTGGATTTCCTGGCGGAGTGCCTCGGTGGCTGCCCTGTAGGCCGCGCGTGCTTCGGCGGCTGCGGCCGCCTTCTGGGCGACTTTCTCCAAGGCTGTTGCTTTAGTGGCTTCCTGTGCGTCTTCCATTGCGCGGCTCCGTCCGCTCGACTAGTTCACTTGTATACTAGTTCACATGTGAACCTGTCTCAAGGGGGTTCTGGCAGATTCGGCAGATTCCGGCAGCTTGACGCGATGGACCTCAGCTTCTCCGGCCCGTTGATGACAAGCGGGCCGTGATCTCATCGCGGGGCCAGGTCGGTCCCGATCTCAATGGGCGGCTGGTGATACCTTCACAAGCCGGACCACTATCTGTCCTTCTTCCTCACCCACGGTGGCATTCCAGCCTTCGCGGGCCTCGACCCTGATCATGCTCTCCTCCGGGCCGGGCTGGCCGGAGGTCGCTGACACGGTAGCCAGGACACCGGGAGTGCTCACCGTCACCCACCGGTACAGGCCGAACGGGGCAACCAAGCCGACCCGGTTGGGTTCTCTCACCGCATTCCGCCACGCCACGGCATCGTCAAGCATGCTCTCCAGGCACCCGCAGTCACTGGCCCCCATATGGTGGAACCCGTTCGCGCAGCGGTCATCGAGACACCCGCAGGCGTCACCGCCCCACTCACCCCGGTAGCCCCACATGACCGCCCACTGGGCCGGGGTGAAACCAGCATCACGGAGGGCGGCCTTTGCGGCGGCATTAAGCTTGGCCATCACGAACCTCCTCTCCGAAGAGTGCCTTCGCCGCAATCGTGTAGGTATTGCACGGCCATTCCTCCGCATCCGTCGGGTCTATCAGGTTCTCCCGGCACCACCCGCAGGCGAAACCCTCAGGCTGGCATAGGCACAGGCTGTCTCCGTTGCCGCCCTCGTCGTGGCAGCCCGCGTCGAAGTCATGACCGCAGTCGCAAGGCTTGTCGCGCGGCCCGGCAGCGTACAGCGGTACCGGCTTGTGGTCGTCGAGGAGAGCAGTGATCGTCTCCACGAGGCGAGGCACGTCGGCCCCGGATTCAGCCATCCCCTTCGGGCTTGCGTAGGCGAGCGCGGCGCGGTCGCGGATCTCGTCCAGCTCCAGGCGCACAGGATCGTCGTCAGCCATGATCGTCCTCCTTCACGGGCCTGACCTCGCACACGATGTACCGGTCACGGCGTCCCGCCTGGTCGGCCTTGTCGGTGTGGAGGTCCCGTTCCCAGCCGGCGTCCTCCGGGTTGAAGTGCAGCACCTGGGAGGCGAGCAGGTCTTCTATCTGTCCGCTGGCCGCGCCGATCACGGCGACCACGTAATAGGGGCGCTCAGGCGGCGCAGCAGGATCGGAGCGCTCGATGACGATCTCGTACTGGTCGCTGCCCGTCTCGATCTCGCGGATGCGGACGGTACCGCCTGATACTTCCGCCACAGCGGCAGCCAGGGCGGCAAGGTCCGGCTGCTCCCGGTAATCCCAGGTGAGGGTTTTAACAGTCATCATCTACCTCGGTTCCAGGGAGGACGCGCCCCTCATCTCCAGCATCCAGCGCGCACCGGTGACAGGTTGCCGGGTCACCGGGGATGAAATCCGGGTGACTGTGACCGGCCTCGGGGACCGGTGGTTCAAGCCCCAGGCCGGCCGCCGACGCGAACGCCTGCGCCACAGCACGTTTATGCGCACGACCGAAACCGCCCAACGCGAACTGGTCCTCCCCCAGCGCCACAGCGAAATCAAGGATGCGCAGCTCTGAGGAGGCAGCAGGCAGCGGCCGATCCTGGCCTTTGCGCCGGTAGCCGCAGTCGATGAACTCGCGGGCCTCCTCCCAGTTGATCCGGGCGATAAGGCCCGGCGCGTACTGGGTGATGCACGCACCTTTGAAGTCAGGACGCCGCAGCCACGTCGAATGCCAGATCAGCAACTCGACGGCTGCCCGCTCATGGTCTGTCCTGCCGCGCACCCAGCCCCGGAGACCCTTAGCGAGATCTTCTGGGCCGATCTCGGCCACCTTGTTGTTATCCATCGCTAGTCCTCTCCCGCCGTCAGAACGGCGATTCACAGTCGCATTCGCCGCCGTCATGAACATTGGCGCGGTGGCGTTCTGCCACGGCAGCCCACTCCGCGTCGATCTCAGCCTGAGACGGGGGCGGGCAGTCACACGCCGCACCGAAGTGGGCTTCGTCGCAGTGCTTCGCGTACCCGATCGCGTCCCAGTCGGGTTCGGGTGGTTCGCGCTGAGTACCGTCCGGGTTGATGTAACCCATCGCCACGCTGTCTTTGTATTCCTCGTAGTGGTCATCGCCGTCATCGTCGTAACCGGTGCTCACCGTTCACTCCTCTCCCTCCATGACGGTCAGCTCAGCGACCGCCTCTTCAACGGTCGCGCGGATCATGAAGACCCTCTCCAGCCCGCTGGCGGCGAACATGGCCGCCAGGTGCGAGCCCTCCCGTATCACCAGGGTGACCCCTCCGTCATGCCTGCGGGCGCGGCTGAGCGCCCCGACGATGACGCCGAGGCCGATGGAGTCCGCGTACGGGACAGCTGACAGGTCCAGGACGAGGAAGTGCCGGCCTGCGGCTATCAGGCTGATGGTCAGGGTCCGGAGGGCCGGGGCGGTTCCGGCGTCGAGGTCCCCCCGGACGGTGATGACCTCTGCGGGGCCGGAGGGGTAGTGGGTGGGGGCGGTCACGGCGCGCATTTCTCGCCATCCTCGATGCACATGCAGCCATCGAGGTCGTCCTCGTCGTTGTGTACCCAGCCGTCCCAGGTCTGCTTGATCTCGTGCGAGCAGGTGAAGCACCACTTATCGGTCCACATCGGCTCTCCCCTCGGGCCTCATGTCGCTATCCACCTGGTCGCCGCGCGCCCTGCGGGCGACCCCGCCACCTTCTCGGCCCCCCTTCGCGGCTGCCTCCTGCTCGCCGAGCGCAGCCTCAAGCGTCATGCCGTGCTCCAACTCGTTCATCCGGGCCAGCGTGTAGCGGGCGTGCTTCTCCCGCGCCTTCGCGTCGCGGTAGGCCTTCGCGCCGAGCGCGAACTCGCTCGCCGACGCGCCCGCGAGAACGAGGGCGTCCATCTCGGAGCGGATCGAGTCCCACCAGCGGCGGGGCACTGCATCGCCGGGCAGCTCCGGAGCGGGCGTCTCGGCAGTCACCGCGACCGCCTCCTTCCGCCACGCTTGCCAACGGGGGCCGACACGCCGAGGCGGCCGATCCCGTCCCTTGTGCCGGCACCCACCCAGGTACGGCCTTTGCCGAGGGGGACGGAGACACGGAAGCGGAACGGGCCGAAGCCGAAGGACTGGGAGATGCGGAGGCGAGGTGCCATGAGTCAGCCCTCCTTTGTCTCGGGCGCGAACGTGCGGACCGGCACGAAGCCGGGAGCGGCGAAGTCCTCCAGCTCGGGATTGGAGCAACTGGAGCCGTTCCAGTAGACGCGGGGCGCGAACAGGTGCTTGCGCTCATAGGCGTCAAGGTTGTCGATGCCGTGCGTGTCCAGGCGGACAGACGCTCCGGTGACCTCATGGCGGAAGGTGAATCCCCATCGCCCGTCGCCGTGGTCCTCGCCGCCATCCAGCAGCGTGACGCCGGTCAGCCCCTCGGCGTGCATCGCGGCGAGCCACTCCTCTGCCGTGGCGCGGGCCGTGGCGTACGTGTTCGCCCACCCGTCACCCGGTTCCCCGATGCGGGAGCCGGGGTTGATGATCACCGCAGTCACCGGTCAGCCCTCCAGCATCCGCTTGCGCCACGCGATGATCCGGTGCGCGTGCCGCAATGCCCGGGGTTGCCCCTCAGGAACGCCGGCGTCTCGTCGTAGCCGACTCGCTGGAATGCCGCCGCATCGCGGGCCTCGGACGGCAGGTGGCCGCGGGCTTCGTACCATTCGACGAGACTGTCGCGCGGTGTCTCGCCGTCCTCGTCGCCGCCATCGCCGTCCTCTGCCATCTCCTGCTCGCAGGCGATGATGGCCGCTTCCGCGTCGTCGAGGATCTTGCGGAGGGCCGGGAACTGGTCCCGTTCGATCTGCACCGAGGGCAGTTCCAGGGTCGTGTAGTCACGGCGGACCGTGACCTCGGTTCCCTCGAAGCCGGTCAGGGTGCCGATCTTGACGTGGGCGTTCGGGTCGGAGTTGGTCATGGTCAGTTCTGCCTTTCCTGCCGGGCCAGCCGCTCGCCCTCGTCGTCGAGCTGGCCGGGTGAGGTTGCGGTGATGCCTGCGGCGGTCGCGGCGGCACGGAGGGGGGCGAGGGGGTCGGGCCGCTCGGCGTCCACCTCGTCCTGGCAGGCGTCGCAGATCAGCTCTCCGGGCTCGTCCATGTCGTTGGCGAGCCTCGGGTACTGGCCGGGCTCGTACATCAGGTCGAACGTCTTGCGGCAGAGTCCGCAGGTGTCCGAGATGCCGGTACCGGGACCCTGGTAGGCGGGAACGCTGAGGTCGGTAACTGTCAAGGTCATTGTCAGGCCGCCTTCGTCATCGAGCGGCGGACCCGCCGCGCCGGGATCGCCATGAGCCGCACCGCGCCGATGTGCGCGCAGGGCTTGACGGTCGCGCTGGACCGGCGGACACCCCACGGGCAGGTGCAGATGCCGGACTCGTGGATCTTGTAGGTCCGGTCACCGGAGGGGACCAGCCACACGCCGGGACGGGCTGAGCGGATGACGGCCTTGTCGGCGACGAGATCCAGTGCCTTCTCCCGCTGCGTGTCGTTCAGGCCGTCGAGGGCGTGCTCGCGGGCCTCTCGGCGGATGCGGGCGCGGCAGCCGGGGCCGTAGCCCGCGGCGACCGATCCGGCGGACCGGATTTTCCGGCCGCAGCGCAGGCACCTGGCCTCGTGGCTGGCGGTGGTACCGGTGGTCATCGCTGCCCTCCCCTTGTCGTTTCTGTACTTACACTTTAGCATGTAAGTGTAAGTACAAGTCAAGGGGTGATGATGGATTCCCGTAAGTACACGTGCGATAATCAGCCGGTGCCCAGACCGCCGACAGGCAAGACGCCCAACCGCAACCTCCGCGTCGTCGACGAGGTATGGAAGCCGGCGCTCGCCAGTGCCAAGACCCAAGGGCAGACCATCACCGACGTGATCACGCAGTTCCTGCGCTGGTACCTGCGGCATCCCGGTGCGAAGCTCCCCGAGCGCCCTCCACGTCAGCCTCCCGCCGCCTAGCCCGTTCACGCCTGCCCGCGCTCCCCGCTCACGGCCTGAACGACCCGTCGGGCACGACCTCGGCAAGCTTCCGCGCCTCCCGCCCCCGCTCGCACTGCCTGCGCCACGCCAGGTCCTCGATGCTCATCGACGGCGGCCGGGTCTTCTCCTCGGCGCGGACGAGGACCTCTTCCAGCGTCTCGCCGCCGAAGCTCCTGCCGCAGAACGGGTTGCCGAACTGGCCACGCGGCCACCACAGGACCAGCGGGCCGTCGCCGCCCTGGTGGATGCGGGCGACTCCCCGCGCGTTCAGGCGCCGCCATGCACGGTCGGCGGGAGTCACGGAGCACTTCCGCACTCGGCGCACAGCCAGCAGCCGTCACCATCGGCGCGGATCTGGTCACCGGCCTTGATGTCCTCCCAGCACCCGGAGCACATGCCGGGATGGCCCGCAGTGATCCAGGGACCGTAAACGCCGGGTTCGGCGGACTCCTTCTCAAGCCTCTTCTCCGCTCCGGTGCAGTGGCCGCACTGATCTACCAGGAGGTCTGTGAGGTCGCAGCGCACCGTCATGCCGCCTCCCCATCCCGGCCGCACGCAAGCGCCTTGAAGATGCCGGGGAATTCCAGGTGCCAGTGGAAGAACTGGTGCTGCCGTTTCAGGTCCGCGAGAACGGCTTCAGCTTCCGGGGACAGCTGCCCTCCGGCGGCGATGTGCAGGAGCGTCCCCGTGGTCACGGGCTCGGCGTTCCCGTCGTGAGGCCACATGAATGCCGCGCACCATGCGTCGGCGACACGCTTGGCGAGTCGCACCGGGGCCGCGTCCTCGAGTATCCGGTGCGCTATCGCCGGAGTAGGAGCGGCGAGCGCGCAAGCGCGTGCCTCGTCCATCCTTGCCGGCGCGTCCATGGCGGCCGGCAGCCCGTTCAGCATCGCCTGCCGCTCTGCCTTGTTCTTGCGCCGCGCTGCCGTGACGAGCTCCCGGCGGTCCCCTCCGATGACCGTGTACGCCTTGTCGGGGATGCCCTTGGCCAGCAGCGCGGGCGTGGACCCGATCAGGGCATTGCCGCACTTGACGTGATGCCCCAGGTACGGGCTGGGGAGCCCGGGAACGTAGGCTTCGGCGGCCAGGACCAGGCGGGTGAGGTCGACCGTAAGCGGATTCAGGTCGACGGCGTGGATCAGCTCCGTAATCACGTCGCGCCGGGCTCTGGGAAGTTCTTCTTCGATGCTGCGGTCGTGGCCTGCCCGGAACATCGCGAGGTGCCAGGCGATGAGGCGGGCTGCCCGGAGCGGGAAGATCCCGGCCCCGCACGCCGGGTCGCAGACAGTCAGCTCCTGGAACGCTTCTTCCGGGGTGCCCGGCATTATCCGGGGGGCCGTATATCGCGTTCCGTTGCCGCTGCTCACCAGCGGCGCGTCGCGGACGCCGCCGTCGGCGGTCAGCGCCTCCAGGATCTGCGGCAAGAGGGTGGTCTGGAGCAGACGGTCGACTAGCTCGGGGTTGGTGTAGAAGGAGCCGGTCTTCTTCCGGAGGTAGCGGGTTCCCAGGTCACTGCACACTGCCCCGGCAGCCGCCGCCTCCGTGACGCAGCACCTGGTGTCGTGCGCCGCACACCAGTGGCGCCCGGCGAAGTCGATGCCCCGCGGGCAGGTGGCCAGGACTGCCAGCACCCGGGCCATCGCTGTCAGCACCGCTTCCCCGTCGCTGGTCTCACCGAAAATGGCCTTGTCGGCGGAGCACGCGATGATGTCGGCATCTCCGCTGAGATCATCCGCTGACACGCCGGACGCTGTGGCCTTCTCCACGGCCGCTTCCAGGCGCTCGCCGAAGTCCTCGCGGATGGCGATCAGGTCGGGGTCTCCGGCGCTGGCAAGAGGGTCGTCTGCTAGCCGGAGGACAAGCAGCTGACCGCGCGGTTCGCTCACAGGAGCCCTCCAGCCATTGTCAGGTCATCGATGAGCGGCGGAACGTCCAGAGGCTCCCCGTGGATGTCCCTGAGCCAGGTGACTTCGACGGAGCTGGTCCGGGAGCTGAACCGCGGGTGTCCCGGCGGGCGCATCACCAGCTCACCGTCGTCGCGGACGCCGGCGTCCCAGTGCACCTCGGCAGCGATCGACGGGATGCGGCGCTCCTTGCCGAACTGGCGTCGCTGAAGTTCCCGCGGCGTCGGCGGATCCTCATGGTCGGTCTCCTTGTGCAGGAACGGCAGGCAGCGGCCCTTCAGGCCCCGTTCCCACGCCTCGACGTTCACCTGCTCGGGCAGGTATCCGCAGTAGTCCCCGGCACGCTCCTGCGCGGCCCGCGCCTCGGCCCCGGTGCAGTGGCCGCACTGCTCGACGAGGAGGTCAGTAAGGTCGCAGCGCTCAGCCATCACAGGAGTCCCGTCGTCGAGACTGTCGTGACCCTGCGCGGCAGTTCCGTCTTCTCGTCGCCCCACTCGCCGCATTCGCCGTTATGCGCCCGGTAGCAGCCGTTACGCTGCCACGACTCCGCTGGGCAGGTGCACCATCCGGGCTGGCCAGGGCAGCGCGGGCAGCCGGGGTGCGGGCAGGCGCACCAGTGCTGCCCGGCGAACGTGACTCCGCCGGGCTGGCAGGCCAGCACCGCGAGCCCGCGGGCGAGGAAGTTGAAGACCTCGCCGGGGCTGTACGTCGCCTGGCCGCGAGCACAGACGGGGCACCTGCTCGCGGCACGATCCTCGGCGGTGACGGCAGGCGGGTGCGCCTCATGCGCGGCCAACTCCTTAGCGCCGTGGCCGAACCTGACCGACGAACCGTACTGGAGGGTGTCACCCTGGCTCCCGACCGCGCTGCTGCACGTCTTCGCGATCTGCTGCCGGATTTCAGCGGGCAGCCCCCGGACCTCCTCGATGTACAGCGGGACGATCGCCTCCAGGCTGCCGGTGAGCACGTCGTCATTCACGCAGATTCCCCTTCCCTGTGCGCTTTCGCCGCGTACCGCGCCCGGTTGTAGGCGTTGTGCGCCTCGCGGCACCCGCACCCCTCCGTGGACTCCCCGCGCTTCTGGTGCGCCCAGTAGCCCTTTTTCGTCCCGCACGGGGGACGGGTGCCCTCGCGGGGCGCGCGGGAGAACACGGCGCTTCCCGCGCCGCTCAGGGACCCTCCCGGAGGACGGGCATCTCCCCGGAGTGCCGGGCCTCCTCGATCGCGGCGAGCACCGCGGCTTTCCCCCGCGCGGCGACTTCCGCCCCCGTCGCGGGCCGCAGTACCGGCCTGCGGGCCGCGTTCCTCAGGTCCGCAGGCTCACCGTCCGGGTCATGGATGAGCCGCCACACCTCGGCGGTGACGTCCAGCGGGTGCCAGGTGGCACCGACAGCGGCAGTGATCGCCTTGCGGAGGTCGTCAGGGTCCCAGTCGGCGCGCATCGCGCAGGCGAAGTCCACCAGGAGCCCGGGGGGAGGGGGGCGGACCGGGTCCGGGGTACCGGTCATGACGCCTCCAGGCCGAACAGGCCCGGCTGTACCGGCTTGGCCAGCCGGACGCGGGTGAGCGCCAGGGCGTCCGGATCTTTGTCGATCAAGACTGCGTCGAAGCCCTCCAGGATCGCGGCCTCACCGGTCGTGCCGGTACCGCAGAAGGGATCGAGGACCGTGCCGCCGGGCGGTGTCACCAGCCGGGCAAGCCAGCGCATCAGCTCGACGGGCTTGACGGTCGGCCAAGCAGTGCCGTCCTCGAGGCGGGGACGCTCGGATGCCGGGGCCTTCGCCTGGTAGCGGAACACCGGGAAAAAGCGGGACGCGCCTCCGGTGTCGCCGAAGTGAAGGGTTTCCTGTCCGGTCGGCTGCCAGCCATCGTCGTTCATGACCCCGAGGGCGGTGCGACGCATCCGGCCGCCCTGGGAGGTGGACACCCCGCTCTGCCGGTCCAGCTCGGCTACCGGGCAGCCGTCTGCGCAGTCCCACGCCTCGACGGTCTCCATGCCATCAGCGTCGGCATGGGAGCCTGGGGCGTCGTCACTGATCGTTCCGTAGACGTCGCTGGCGGCGCGGGGAGTTGTTCCGCGCGATGGCCCATGTGCGGCAGGGCGCACCCGCCGCATCCCGGTCATCTCGCACCCCGGAGAGTGGCTCAGCAGGATGTTTCCCGGCCAGCGGCCCGCGTCGTGTGCCTTTCCTGCGGTCATGGCGAAGTCCATCGCGCGGGTCCGGTTCTCGTCGTGTCCCCGGTCGCCGGATGCGTTGCGGGCGTAGTCGGGATCCGTGACGGAGACGCGGCAGCCGTCGATGTTGAGCGCGCCGGTCCCGTGCTCCAGGACGTTGGCCGCGACGGTCTTCCCGGCGAGAGGCTTACGGGCCACGACGATCGGCTCGTGAGCCGGTTTGAGTGCGGTGCCCCATCCGTCCCAGCGGGCAGCGTCCTCGGTGGCGGGCGCGGTCTGCGCGGGAACGAACTCACGCCCGTCGTCCTTGGCCCACTGTCCGGTCCGGTTCTGGGTCGCGCCGGGGATCATCCGCTTGAGGGGTGTGCCCGTCGCGGTGATTTCGCGTTCCGCGCCGGCCATCCGGTCGATAGCCTTGGACACATCATGCGATTTCGGAAATCCTTGGCCAAATACCCATGAAATGCTGTCGCGGATCTCAAATCCGGCGATGCGGATCGAGAGCGTCATCAGGTCCACGGTGCGCGGGCCGGCGAACGCGAGCAGGTGGCCGCCAGGCTTGAGGACCCGCAGGCACTCGTCCCACACACCGGGTGGCGGGACGAACTTGTCCCACTCGCGGCCCATGAAACCGCGCCCGTCCGGGACGTGGGTCCGGTCGCCCGCCATCCACGCCGCGATCGCCTTGAGCACCATGGCCGTGGGCAACTCGGCCAAGCCGTACGGAGGATCGCAGACGACAGAATCCACGCTTGCGTCCGCCATCGGCAGGTGCGCGGCGTCCCCGCGCAGGATGACCGCGCTCACGCTGACTCCAGGTCGAACAGGCTCCCCTGGGGGAACGGCCGGTTGGACCAGATGACCTCGGTACGCGCCGTGCTGGTCCCGTTGCCCGCCACGCCCGCCAGCTCGGCGCGGTGCCACCCGTCGTACAGCTCACCGTAAAGCGGGCTGTCGTAGCCGGGCACGACGACTGCCGCCCGGGCGTCGCGCAGCGACCGGGCCAGCTCGCGGTGCTCGTCATCAGTGCGCAGCTCATGGGCGTAGTCCGGTCCCCGGCACCGGCCCTTGTTCAGGGTTCGCACCGAGGCGAGGTACGGCGGGTCCGCGTAGATCAGGACACCGCCGTGGCGGCCGTAGCGTTCGATCAGCTCAGCAGCGGGACGGCATTCCAGCGAGACGGCCCGCAGCCGCTCGGCGGCGGCGCCCATGCGGCCGATGTACGAGCCGAGGTAGTCCGGCATCGATGACGAGCCTGACCCTCGCGGGTCCTGGTAGTGCCGCCATCCGCTGCTCACGGGCGGGAGGTGGCCGGCGCGGCCCTGCGTCAGCAGCACCCAGACCTTCCGCGCCCGCTCAAGATCATCTCCGTCGAGGGTGCGGGCGTTCTCATGCTCGGCCCGCGAGTGGGGGGTCAGCGCGCAGACCCGCTCCAGATCACCCGGGCGGTCGCGGAGTACCCGCCAGAAGCACATCAGGTTGCCGTCGAGATCGTTGACGGTTTCCATCGGTGACCGTTTCTTGGCCAGCAGCACCGCGAGGCTCCCGGCGAACGGCTCCACGTAGTGCTCATGCGGCGGGAGAAGCGCGGCGATCTTCTCCGCGATGGCCAGCTTGCCGCCGAAATATGTAAAGGGGGGCTTGAGGCTGGTCATGACGGCATCTCCAGGACCATCTGGGAAAGGCGGCGGGCGGCGGCCTCGTCTCCGATCCCGGCGCGCTCAAGGATGCGCTGCGCCTCGTCCGCGGTGACGATCGCGTGACGCCACCCCTCCGGGTCGCGCTCGCCGACGATCCCCAGCGCGGCCAGCTGGTCCAGCAGCCCGGCGGCAGCCGCGAAACCTACACGGACCTTCCGCTGGATCATCGCAGCACCCGCCCGGCGTTCCGTGACGGCCACCTTGGCGGCGGCGCGGAGAAGGTCAGGGTTGCGGATCTCCATCAGGCTTCCCCGATCCCGGCGCGCTGGCGCCACCCGGCGAAACGTGCGCGCATCGCGGGCGTCAGGTCATAGCGGACGGTGTGCTCAAAGTCCGCCAGGACCTCGGTGAGGAGGGAGCGGAGCTCGCGCGTCTCGGCCATCGCGGCGTCCAGTCCGGGGGCGGCCTCCACCGGATCGCCGGGGACGCCCGGCGGCCGGCCCGCGGACTGCGCCGTGACCCCGGCCTGCTCGGCGATATTGATGGCAGCCCACCGGGCGGCAGAGTCGTCCGTCCCCTCATACAGGGCGGCGAGCATCCCGGCCGCTGCCGATTCGGCGGCGTCGGGCGCGGGTCCGGTCAGGTGCTTATCCAGCCATCCTGACCACAGGACCGTCCCGTCGTCCTCGGTGATGGTGACATGCTCTTCGGTGCCGACATCCCGCAGGTCGTCGGTGCTGGTCATGATCACGTCGCGGATGCCGGCCGCGCCGTTCGCGAGAGACTCGCGGATCGCCGCGCCCGCGTACTCGTCTAGGTCGTCGGTCGTGGCGCCCTTGACGCTGGTGCGCATTTTCATCGCTTCACCACCGCGACGATCGCGGCGAAGCCGAGCACCAGCAGGACGATGACGACGGCCAGTGCCGCGCCGATCCACAGCGGCGACAGGACCCACCACCACGACCAGCGGATCTCATGGATCAGCTTGAGGACGATGAATGCGATCGTCAGCAGTCCGGCGAAGCCGATGCCGCTAGACGATGAGGATGAACTGGAGTTTCTGCTCACTCTGGTGATCTCCTTGCGGTTGCCCGTGTCCCTGGCCGCTACCTCCGGCCAGGGGCGCGGGACGGGTGGTTACGGGCGCCTGGCGGCCGGGCGGGCGTCGTCGGCTGCCAGGGCGAGGTCGTAGAGGCGCGTCCACTCGGCGGGGTTCAGGGCCTCCGCGTCGTCCTCCAGGGATGCAGTGGCCGGGCGCGGGGATGGTTACTTGGTGCAGACTTCCTCGGCCTGCTGCTTCGCGGCGTTGAGAATCTTGACCTTGCATACCGGCATGACGGGCGTCCCGTTGATGTGAATGCCACCCCGGCCGCCGTTCATGGTCTGGTCCCAGTAGGCGGGGGCGGTCACCGAGATGTCGTACGCCTCGTCGTCGTTGAGGTACTGGCCGCCAGTGCTGTTGACGCGCAGGCCGCTGGTACCCGTCGTGTCCCCGGTGAAGACGCCCTCCGGTTCCTCCTGGCCGACGCCGACGCCAGCCTCGCCGTTGGTGCCGCCGTTGTTCCACTGGGCGACGACCGGATTGGACAGGTTGTCAGTGTCCGGGATCGGCACCCCGATCGACGGGCACGACAGAACGGGGGCACCGATGCCGGGCACGAAGTCGAACGTGGTCGAGGCGATACCGAGGGCGTTGATGGCCTCGATCTCGATGAGGTCTTGCCGGATCTGGCTGAACGGAAAGTACGGCAGCGGCTGAACGTAGGCGAACTGCGTGTCGTCGTTCTGCTGCTGCTGGTTAGTGAGCGCGTTGCCGTTCGGCGCGCTACTCCCGCTGTTGCATGCGGTGACCGCGACCGCGAGGGACACGGCGGCGGCGATGGCGGTGATGGCGGTGATGGTTCTCGTGATCGTCTTCATCAGTTTCCCCCGGTGCGTATCGGTGACGCGAGGCTGACCGCTCCCGCTGAGCAGTTAGCGGCGATCCATGACCTCACCGACGGGACAAGCGGGACGCTGCCCGTCAGGTAGCTGGCCTCCAGGGACGCCTGGTTGCCGATGCCGATGGCCTGGGCGCGGAGCGCGGCGGCGTCCGGCGATCCGGACTCCTCCGCGATCACGCCGTCGAGCGAGGCCACATCATTAGTGATGGCGGTGATGTAACCCTCTTGCGTCGCGTAGTTGTTCTGTACGACGTGCGCCTGCCGGGTGGCGTCGTGGCTGGCGAACCACCAGCCGGCCTGCCACATGACCAGCGTGAGCACGCCGATCACGGCGAGGCACGCGCCGCCGATCAGCAGGGCGGTCGGGAGCCAGCGGAAAAAGCCCTGCCGGGCTTCTCTCGGGTACATGAACGGGTCGTCGTCGCGCCCCATGAGTATGTTTCCTCTCGTTGACTGGTTCTTCCGTCAGCGGCGCTTCCCGCGCCGCTCAGGGACCCTCCCGGAGGACGGGCATCTCCCCGGAGTGCCGGGCCTCCTCGATCGCGGCGAGCACCGCGGCTTTCCCCCGCGCGGCGACTTCCGCCCCCGTCGCGGGC